GCTGTCGAGTCACATCAGCCACAGCGGCACGGCGGCGAACAACTACGGGCCTTTCCTGCCCCTGGCCTCGGGCGACACGGGCGTGTCCACGGTGGCGACGGTTACGTTCTCTGCTGCCAACACCGGCACCGGGGCGCTGTGCTTGGCTAGGCCGCTGCTGACGCTGCCGCTGACCACCGTGTCCGTCGCTGCCGAGCGAGATCTGCTCAACCAACTGCCGAGCCTGCCTCGCGTCATGGACGGCGCCTGCCTGACGTGGCTCTACTTTGCAGGCGCGGCCACGGCGGCAAACACGAACTTCTACGGCGGCGTTGAATTTGGGTGGGGCTAATGGCTCTTAAGCAAAATACAGCATTGCTCGCGCAGCTTCCTCTCCGTCAAATTGGCGGTGGGGTTGCTGGTTTGCGAGCAATGTGGAACAGATCAGAACGGCGGAATCATACTGTAGGTGAAGGAATACCGTTCCAGCTTGCAGGTATTCCCAGTGGTCTGACTGCTCCAGCTGCTTGGGTGTTGCCATATCGTGCAGGTCGCATATCCTCACGCACGCTTGGAATCTCCATAACTGCGCAAGCCTCAGGAATACGAGGCCTCGTAGCGACTGGTACTGCCAGCTTCACATTTACTGCTGCGGCTGTAGGTGGCTTGATCGTAAGTACGACAGGCACCGCTACCTTCAGCATCTTTACAAATACTCCAATTCTACGTGCTACTATTGGCACAACTGGTCTAGCAAGTTTTAGCATCTTTACAAATATTCCAACTCTTGGAGCGATTGCCAATCTCACTGGCGCCGCAACGATGAGCTTCAGCGCATCTGCGCCTTCCTACGCGGTAGGTCACATGACTGGCCTGGCAACTTCTGCAGAAGCTTTGAGCCCACAAAGTCTAGCAACTGCCGTTTGGCAATACATTGATCGCAGTCTTACGACAGGTTCAGGCCTAACACTCCAGCAGTTCCTGGCGCTAAAAGACTGATGAGTTCCGTATCTGACACCGCTGAGATTGGCACCAGTGCACAAGGTGCTGCGGAACTCACACGCCAAGATCTAAACTTTCTGGGCATGCTTGCGGCACCAGAAGAATTCACCTATAACTTCCCTCCATTCTACCTCACACTTTTTGCGCTTCTCACAGGCTTCACGAAGAAGCTAGAGCGCTATGCCATCGGCATTCCCCGCGGCTTTGCAAAGACTACGTTCATCAAGCTGCTGTGCCTGTGGTACATTCTCTTTTCTCACAAGCAATTCATTCTCATCGTCGGCGCTTCAGAAGACTTGGCAGTCAACACGCTGTCTGATATCTGCGACCTACTGGGAAGCCCCAACATCCGCAAACTGTTCGGCAACTGGCAAGCAACCGTAGAAGTAGACACTCAGGCGCTTAAAGTTTTCAGCTTCCGCGGACGCGATATTATTCTGCGCGCCATTGGCGCAGGAACAGCAGTCCGAGGCATCAACAGAAAGAACAAGCGTCCTGACGTTATCATCATGGACGACGTACAGAAGCGTGAAACTTCTGAGAACAAAGACCTTAGTGATCAACTGCTCAAGTGGATTTTGGGCACGCTGATGAAGGCACGGTCGAATGATGGCTGTACCTATATCTACGTCGGCAACATGTACCCCCAGAATTGCATTCTGGAGAAACTCAAGAACAATACGCAGTGGACTTCTTTCATTGTCGGTGGCATTCTTGCAGACGGCAGTTCACTCTGGGAAGAGCTTCGTCCCATTGAAGAACTTCTTAGCGAATATCAGTCTGATGCCGAGATGGGGCATGCAGACATTTTTATCTCAGAAATTCTGAACTCTACAGATATCGCAGCCGCCAGCGGCATTGATATCTCCCGCATTCCTGCACTCCCGGAATACTACAAGGATGCAGATCCAGAAGGTTCGTTCATCATCATAGATCCATCAGCAGGGAAGAAGACGTCAGATGACTGCACTATCTCACATTACGCTGTATGTGATGGCAAACCAATATTTAATAAGCTATTACATGGCACATTTTCTCCTCTGGATACCATCAAAAACGCTATTCGACTAGGTATAGAAAATAACACAAGACTCATTGCTGTCGAAGGCGTAGCATATCAATCCACTCTGCTCTATTGGTTTGAATACTACTGTGAGCAGGAAGGAATCAGCGGTTTTGAGTTCGTAGAACTCAGTCCCAAGGGCCAAGCCAAGAACAATCGTATCAAGCGCGGACTTCTCCGTTTGCTTGCAGGCGAAATCTATTTGCATCCTGATGTGCGAAGCACAGTTCTGGCGCAGATCATGGATTGGAACCCGCTGAAAATCAACAACACAGATGATATAATTGATCCCATTGGATATGTAGAAGAACTCATGCGAGATTATGCACATCTGATCGTGAAAAACATCTTCGATGTGGATGCTGAGCACGTGGAAAGCTCCCACAGTTCTTCTCTTTCCCTGCCGTTTTAACCTTCCAAGGAGCCACCCATGGCAACATCCAACATTTCTCTGGTCAATACGCTCAATCTTCAGCAGCGCAAAGAGCTTCTGAACTACGCACTTGACTGTGCAGATCGTGGCGGCAGTTCACTGTCTGATTTCCGTGCCCTGTTGCGCTATCGTGACCGCGCGTATCAGCGGCAACTCAACACCACAGCAGAGCATATTCGTGCTGTGCGTGCAAACATGTCTGGCGATTCTCGCAAACTGCAAGACATGACTGTGCCCATCATCATGCCGCAGATTGAATCTGCTGTGGCATACCAAGCAGGCGTGTATCTGACGTCGTATCCCATCTTTGGCGTGGTGTCTTACCCTGCCAATCAGTCACAAGCACTGCAATTCGAGACTGCACTTGGTGACCAGTCTGTTCGCTACGGCTGGGCACGTGAATTGCTCAAGGTTTTCCGTGATGGCTTCAAATTCAACTTCGGTGCAGCAGTTGTTTCGTGGGAAAAAACGCCGCTGAAGACCGTAGTCACGGACACGAACATCTCATCTGCTGGATTGGCTGCGCTGCGGGAGTATTCTTACGGTGGCAACTGCATCAAGCATATTGATCCGTACAACTGCTTCATGGATATGACAGTTGCCCCGGCAGACCTGCATACTGAGGGTGAATTCTTCGGGCACAACAAGATTATCAGCCGTGTGCAGCTGAAAAAGCTGTTCTCGGTGCTGGATAACCAGAAAACTACCTCAGCCGCGGAAGCATTCCAGTCTTCTTTCTCTGGCAATACGGCAGATGAGACCAGCGCCACGAGTTATTACACGCCAGAAATCAACCAGTACCTGAATCTGAGCCAAGTTGACTTTGGTGGCAGCAATTGGGGCCGCTGGATGGGAATCACTGGCTCCAATCAGGGCAAACTGTCCTATCGTGACCACTATCTGCTCACGCACTTCTACTGCCGTGCATTGCCCTCTGACTTTGGTGCCCGTGGCAACCAAGTTAAGATCTATCACGCCATCATCGTGAACTGGCAGCATGTGATCTTCGCAGAAGAAATGAATGTGGGCTATGACTATCTGCCTGCGTTCATCATGCAGCCGTATGAAGATGGCCTTGGTTATCAGACGCAGTCCATGCTGGATAATGCTCTGCCATTCCAAGACATGTCCAGTGCGCTGTGGAATATCTCGCTGGAATCCAAGCGCAGACTGGTCTTTGACCGCCTCATCTACAATCCTCGTTTGATTGACAAGAAGGACATTGACGCGGTGTCTTCTGTCAGCCGCATTCCGCTGCGCAATGCTTCTCTCGCAAAGGATGACAACACGATGGCACGTGCCATCTATCAGATTCCTTACAGAGAAGACAACAGTGGAACGAACATTCAGATGTCAGAAATGATTTCTGCAATGGCTGACCAAGCCACGGGCCAGAACAAGGTAGATCGTGGACAATTCCAGAAAGGCAACAAGACCAAGACGGAATTCGAGACCACGATGAATAACTCCAACTCTCGTCAGCAGCTTTGCTCGTTGGCGATTGAGTACCAGTTCATGACGCCTGTGAAGGAAGTCATCAAAGCAAACACGCTGCAGTTCCAATCTGCTGGCACCATTCTCAATCGCGATCGTCGAGAAGAAGTCGCGGTTGACCCTGTGGAACTGCGTAAAGCTATGCTGGAGTTCAAGTTGACTGACGGTCAACTGCCAGCCGAGAAGATGCTCAACAGCAACCTTCTCACAGTCTTCCTGCAAACTGCACAAGCACTTCCAGCAGTGGGCACGGAATATGATGTTATGGGCATGTTCTTGTATTGGGCCAAACTTCAAGGTGCTTACTGGCTTGAAGACTTCAAGCGGTCTCCTGAGCAGCAACAACAGTTCTTGCAGACCATCCAACAAACCGCGGCTGCCCAACAGCCACCTGAAATGGCTCCGCCTAGCGGAACTCCAGCATAATGCAAAACCACAATATCACACTTGATGCCGGCAGCAAGTTCTGTCGGCTTCTCATGAGCCCTGAGGATACTCAGATGGCTCAACAAGTTTCACCTTTGTTTCTTGCATATCTTCAAAACAAAATTGAAGCGTACGCAAGTGCATTGGTGGAAAGCAAGTTGCCGTATTCTGCCAATCCAGCAGAGCAGGTGACTGCAATCCTGGCTCACGAAAGACTTCGCAATTTTGTGGAGGCTTACGAAGAGCTTCAATCTGAGCTGCTTGCAGCTCTTGCAACTTCCAAGCAAACCTAAGAGGTGATTTCATGGACAACCAACATCGGCAGATTAAGGGTTATCGCGAACTTTCGCAGCCTGAAATTGATTTGATGAACGCTATTAAGACCAAAGGCGCGGAACTCGGAGACCTTGTCGCTAAACTCCGTGCCACTGAAGGTCTTGACCAGCGTTGGATCAACATTGGTGCGACTGATTTGCAGACTGGGTTGATGGCGCTAACTCGTGGCGTTGCACAGCCTACGTTCTTTTAATTTCTAACCTCTCTCCAAAGGAGTTATTCCCATGGCTTTCCTTCCTGGCATCTTTGGCAAACCCGCTCCCGCACCCGTAGCTGCTCCCGCAGCACCAACTCCTGCACCTGCTGCTCCACAAGGTGGTCCAGCAATGCAGCAAGTGAATGGACCTGCAAACCCCGCAGCTAATCCTGCCAATATGGGCACGGATACTGCCCCTGCTCCAGCCGGCGGTCCCATTCCGGGAACTGCAAGTTCGCTTGACAGCTATGTCAACATGTTCAAGCCGAAACCGGCTGATCCCAATGCACCGAAGACTCCCACTCTCCAAGACCCGATTCTTGGTCCCATGGACCCCAGTGCTTTCAGGCAACAGATTTCAACTGCCAACTTCGCATCTGGCATTCCTGCTGAGACGATTCAGAAAGCAGTCTCTGGCGATGTGAATGCTTTCAGCGAAGCAATCAATCTCGCTGCGCGCGAAGCCTTTGCAGCAGCAGCGCAGCTGTCGCATGGTTTGGTGGAGCACGGCTCACGCACTGCGGCAGAAAGGTTGAATGGCACTCTGGATTCGCGAATCCGCAATTTCCAGATCAAGACACAAAATACTAACCATGAAGCGCTTTCGCACCCGGCTGTCGCTCCCATGCTGAACGCCGTGAAAATGCAGCTTGCTACTTCCAACCCTCAACTTACTCCGGAGCAAGTTCAGCAACAAGCTGAAGCTTACTTCACGCAGGTGGCAGATGTGCTGACTGCGCCAAAGCAGGCTGCTGCCAAAGCTGCCAACACTCCAAAAGAAATGGATTTTTCTTCTTACCTCTCTTAATGCGTAGATACGCACAAAGGAACTGAAATGGCTGTAGGTTTGATTTCTTCTGCGACCGCACCGCAGAATCTGAATGCGATTAGTTTCGCACAAGCTATCACTCGGCTGATGCCGAATGGTACCGCTCCGCTGTTTGGTCTGACGTCGCTGCTGAAGGACGAGACTGCCAGCAACATCGAGCATGGTTACTTCTCGAAGACCATGATCTTCCCGTCTGCCACGATGAGCACGACTGCTTTGGTTGGTGACACCACGCTGACTGTCAGTGCTTACACTGATATCGTTCCCGGTGATCTGCTGCTGAACGAGCGCACGAGTGAAATCGTGCTGGTGACTGCCACGCCCACGACGACCAGCCTGACTGTTCAGCGTGCCGTTGGCACTACTGCTGCGGCTGCTGTCAACAACGGCGACCTGTGGCGTACCGTTGGCAATGCTTTCGAAGAAGGTTCTGTTCGTCCTTCGGCTGTCAGCATCGTCGCTGTTCGCTATGTGAACAACACCCAAATCTTCCGGAATAGCTGGGCTGTCACCAAGACCGCTGCTGCCATTCCGCAGATCGCTGGTGCTGGTCACGTGAGCGAAAGCAAGCAGGACTGCGCTGCCATGCACGCGATGGCAATCGAGAAGGCTCTGTTCTTCGGTCAGAAGTTCATGGGCACTCGCAATGGCCAGCCGTTCCACACGATGGAAGGCATCATCCCCCGCGTGAATGCTGCTGCTTCTGGCAACATCACCACGCTGGGTGCCACCACCAATTGGACGCAGTTCGAATCTGCTCTGGACAAGACGCTGGAAACGGTGACTGATCCGAAGGGCGGCAACATTCGCACGATGTTCGTCGGTGGCACTGCTCGTCGCGTGATTCACAACATCGCGCGTCTGAACAGCACCTACCAGATCACTTCTGGCGAAACCAGCTGGGGCCTGCAACTCGACACGATTCGTACTCCGCGTGGTACGTTCGAAATGATCGAGCATCCGCTGTTCAATGCCTACGGTGCTTCTTCCACCTGGGCAAAGATGGCGATCATCTGCGATCTGAACGCATTCTCGATGGCTTACCTGCGTAAGACCAGCGATGCTGCGTACAACGCAAGTGGTGCTATCGTGGACAACGGTGTTGATGCTGAAGGTGGCACGCTCACCACTGAGCTGACCTGCACCATCAAGAACCCGGCAGCGTTCGGCATTCTCTACAACTTCACTGCTGCTGCAGCAGGCTGAAGTCGCAGAGTCTGGAGGTACATCATGGCTGTGATCCAAGTGAACACTCCCGGGATGGCCTCCACCGATCCTGGCTACATCTCAAGCATTACGATTCGCACTGGTGGCTCTGCTACCGCGCTAACTCCGAATGCTACGACTGGCCAGGTCACGGTGGACGAGCTTGCCGCAACCAAACTTGTTCAGGAGATTTCTCGGATCAGATTGATTCAGGGATAGTCTTTAGGACAAGCAAAGAGGGCCAGCCAGCAAGCTGGCTCTTTTCTTTCAACTTTCTTCCACACAGGAATTCATCATGGCAGTCGGAATGGTTTCTTCTCGAAACTCTCAACAAGCACAGGAGCCTCAGATCATTCGTGCAGGCGAACGTGTTGCCTCCAATGCGCAGGCAGTCAAGGACCCCAACGCAAAAACGTACTATCACAGTGCTGATGGTGCGCGGTTCATCATGCCTGATGGGCTGGAAATCTGTTTTCTCGGTGGCCGCTTCACCACGGCTGACCCCGCGATCATCTACGAACTGGACAAGGTTGCCAACAAGATGGCAAGCCAGATCTACACGCAGCAAGAGACTGCTGGTGCTCTGCAAGAGCAAGCAAATGCGGTGGCTCAAGAAGCTGCCGTGACCGCTGGCACCGCGAAGTCTTAATCTTTTGGTGGGCACGCAATGACTACGTTTGTTGAGCTTGAGAGTCTGGTTGTTGAGCAAACGCGCCGGCCGGAAATCCCTGCCATCACGAAGGCAGCGATCAAATCAGCAACGTTGCGTGCCCACCATTCTGAATTTTTTCCTCGTGACCTGAGCACGACAACTCTGTTCTACACGCCGTCATCTACGGCTGTGTTGTACGATTTCCCAAACATTCATACTTCCCTGACGCGGCTGAGAACTATCCAGCACATCGAGGGAATTGATTCTGTCACCAGCACGCCAGTTGAAAATCTGGAATACAGAACAGCGGATGATCTGTATGATGCTGACGGCAATCGTAGACCCTCGGTCTACACGCTCATTGGTGCCACACTTCGCTTGTATCCTCTGCAAGCCACTGGCGCAGCGAATGCTTTCTTCTTCCAAAACCCTGACGTCACAGAACTCACGTACGGCAGCTGGATTGCTGATACGTATGCAGAAGAACTGGCCATGTGGGCCGCAGCCATTGTCTTCTCACGCACAGGCTTCGTGGAAATGGCGTCGCAATACAACGAAAATCACATCAAGCCGTTCAAAGAACTGCTGATCAATTCTCATCTTCTGGGCAATGTTTCCTGAGGAATAACAGTCATGGCTACCTACGTTCCAAACGCAACTGACGCTACACAACCTACTGAAGACAAGACGGTAGAAAGCGCTGCGCTAGAATTCCGCACGTTGAAGTCCAGAGTTAATGCACTAGAAACTGCAGTGAACGCTGAGGACGTTAAAGACCTGCGGGTTCCTGAGGCTTCAGTTGGAGCGATACCTAATGTAGCTACCCGCGCGGGGAAAGCTCTTGGATTTGACGCTGCCGGTAACCCTGCGGTTTTAGCTGTAGCCGGCACTACTGACCCTAGTTTACGCAGTGATCTTGCAGCATTTGGAGGTTCTGCACTTGTTGGATTCCTCCAAGCCGGCACCGGCGCAGTCACACGCACGGCGCAGAGCAAAATGCGAGAGGTGGTGAGCGTGCTAGATTTTGGCGCGGTGGGCGATGGGGTGGCCGATGACACGGCGGCGATTCAGGCGGCGTTTGCGGCAT